CAGCAGATAATCGAAGTCTGCTGTCCAGCCAGTGTTGTTATCCCCGAAGTAAAACGGCTTGGCCTGTTGCACGAACGCCCGGACGTACGCCCTGAACCCTTCGACGTTTGGCGTCTTGAGTTGGGGAATGATTTTCTTCAGGCGGCGTTTGCGCTTCTCGTTGACTGCCACTGCGTGTGGGAGTCTTTCGCCCACTTCGGTGTTGTAGGCTGCCAGGAAGGATTCGTAGTCGATGCTGACTTTGGTTCTGGCTGTAAGTTTTTCACTTCCAGCGTCGCCCCCGTCAGGGGGTAAGGGGGTTTCTTTCTTTTCTTTCTTTTGAATAGTTTCTTTTGTGTTTAGCTGAGTTGGCTTATACCCATTAGCTAACTTGGCTAATGTTTTGTTAGCCGTTTTAGCTAATGATTCGCTAACTTGGCTAACCTCGAAATTCCACTCAGAAATTACCTTGTTCACGCCAATTGCATGGCCGTTTGTCACGATGATGCTCATGGCGATCATCTCGTTTTTGGCTTTGCATACGTGGGTGTGATGTATACCGGTCATCATCGCGATCTGGGTATTGGTGATGCGGTCGAACTTCTTACCGAACCCGTAGGTTTTGCGAATCACCGCCAGAACAACCTTCAGCTGGCGAGCCGTTAAATCGGCAGCCATAACCGCTTCCAGCAGCTCGTTAGCGATGCGGGTATACCCATCATCGAGATCTGCCACCTGACGCTCCACGGCCGATTCAGACGGCCTGTAGTCCGCTAACTTAACGACGCCCATGCTTCACCCCTGACTTAGCCATTGCGATGCGGATAACTCCAATCAGGCGCTCTGCGAATGCCTGGTTCTTGGACGCTGCGACGATAAGACCGTCTGGTGAATCTGGATGGCGCCGCTCCTCTTTTTCCTGGTACTTTCTGCGAGCTTTTGTCATAATTACTCCCGTTACCTGACGTAACACAGTGTGTTGAGAGCCTTTGAAGTTACCGCTTCAAGGGCTTTCGCTTTTTTGGTAGCACCCATCACATGACTCCCAGCATTGAAGTCACCATCGTCATCAGCGGCCCTACCTGGTCCGGCATGAGGCGGAACATGGCAGCAATACCCTCGCTTACCTCTTTCAGCTTCTGATGCTCTGGTGCGTCCAGCATGACGGCCTGCTTCGCTTCCGATACTTCCTTCTCAGCTTCTGCCAGCCTGACCAGCTTGCAGTCAGCGCCAATCAGCTTCGTGCGGTACTCAATCGGCAGAACGGCCATGATTGCCGGTGTCAGCTGGCGCACGTTCTCGCGGTACTGCTCGGAGTCGAAGCGGTTATCGAGGAAGCGGAACAGCTTCTGGCGCTGGCGGCTTAAATCCTCCGGGAAGGTGATATCCACCCCGCCCTGCTCCCGGTACTCATTGACGATCAGCATCGTCACCACGTCCTGACCCTGAACTGCTGCCCATGAGCGAATCGCATTGCGGATCGCGTCGTGGTTATCTTCTTGTTTTTGCTGAGCGCGATTTATCATCACGCCGGGCGAAAATGCGATACTCTGTTGATAAGTAAGTGATTGCATGTGCAGTCCCTTAAATTGAAAAAATGACAGATAGGCCATGCGCCAAACACGCAAAGCCGGTTTGATTTTTCGTTTGATGCGCCCTTTTCCAGGGCAAAGATGTATTAAGAGCGGTGTTGCTTAGGCTGCGTGTTGTTCTGGCGGAAACACGTCATCCAGTTTTACGTTGGCGCCAAAGGCATTAAGAGCAGCTACCAGCTTGCGACAGGTTTTAAGGTCTGGCTGTCTGCGGCCAGACTCGTAATGGCCGATTGCACCCTGCGTGCAGCCAACCAGCTTCGCTAAATCTGTCTGGGATACCTTAGCGGCTTCCCGTTTAGTCCGAAGATTGCTCATCGGGATACCTCCTTGGGTGTTAATTCAGACTAATAATACAAAGTGTACTGAATAAAAGCAAGAGGGGTAATACATTTTGTGTGTTGTCACAGTTAATACACAGCGTAATAATTGTGGGATGAAAACTCCGTGGAACGAACTGGCAAAAGCCAGAATGAAGCAGGTCGGCATAACCCAGGACAAACTGGCGGAGGCGCTTGGGAAAACCCAGGGCGCGATCGGCCATTGGCTTAACGGCCGCCGCGAGCCAAGCATTGAAGATATCGCCGCGGTGATGAAGCAGCTGGGGTTAAAGGAGCTGATCCTGTCTTCTGACGGAATGGTTGATTATCCGGAAGGGTCGATGGCCAACGTTACCAACCCGCGACCTCATGCTGAGGTGAAAAGCTTCCCACTTATAAGTTGGGTTAGCGCCGGGAACTGGTGTGAGGCCGTTGAGCCTTATCGTCTGGAAGAGATTGATGTATGGCCGGAAACCACCGCCCATGCGGGTGGACACTCCTTCTGGCTAACAGTGCGCGGTGACTCTATGACGGCGCCAACTGGGCTGAGCATTCCAGAAGGTATGCTTATCCTGGTTGATCCAGAAGTTGAGCCTACCAGTGGAAGATTGGTCGTCGCGAAGCTGGATTCTGAGAATGAAGCCACTTTCAAGAAGTACATAGTCGATGCCGGTCAAAAGTACCTGAAGCCACTGAACCCCAGCTATCACATGATCCCAGTCAATGGGAATTGCAGAATCATCGGCGTTGTTATCGAAGCAAAGTGGCAGGGCCTGTAAAATCCCCCTCCCCAATCAAACCCGCTACGGCGGGTTTTTTATTACCTGCGTAAAATAATTTCCCTTCATTTTCATACCCTTTGTATTTTTCTCGGATTTTTAAGTACAATATGTATTGACGTTATTTAGTACATTTTGTATTGTTAACCCATCAGCAGGACGCACTACTCACCAGGACGGTGATGCTCTTAAAAATCTGGCGCTGAAAAAGCGCAGCATTCAAAGCAGAAAGCTTTGGGGTGTGGTGACCGAACCCAAAAGTAATCGGTAGTAACGCTCACAGGCGTGAAACGAATCGGGATGGCGGTGAGCACAACTGTGATAGGGCTGCAACGTCGCATTCACCACACCACCAAAGCTAACTGACAGGAGATCCACAATGGATGCACAAGCACGCCGCCGCGAACGCCGCGCAGAGAAACAGGCCGAATGGAAAGCTGCAAATCCCCTGTTAGTTGGGATCAGCGCCAAGCCAGATAACCGCCCTGTACTGTCGTTGACTCGCAAGCCTAAATCACGCGTAGAAAGCGCTCTGAACCCGCTTGATTTAACAGAGCTGGCTGAATATCGGGAAGTGTTAGAAAAACGCGCTGCGGTCGTTGAGCGCAAGAATCACCGCACCTGGTACAGCAAGCCGAGCAGAGAAATGGGAGTGACCTGTACCGGTCGCCAGAAAACGAAAGGCAAATCCATCCCATTAATCTGAGGTGGCCCATGAAGAACAGCATCAAGTGCCCGGTATGCGGTAGAGACTTCGATCCACGCACACCGTTCTGCCACATCAGCAAGTATCACCAGTCAGCGAAGAACTGCGAGCTGGAGAAGATACGCGATGCCCGGCGCAAGCATTACGCACAGAACGAATCGAGCTGGTCGAGTGGCCTGCGGTGAATAAACAAAGGGGTGATGCGGCGATGAAGATATATAGCATCGAGATTTACAACCTTGGTGATACAGCGATGTATTCAGCATCGCCTCTGCCAAAGGGTTGCTTGGGTGTGGTGGTCGACAAGTGCAAATTCGATATCTACCACGAATTGCCGGGCGGTGTTTTTTACTCAGAATGCGATGGCCTGCTGAGCATCTACCACTACTCACCCGGTAGCACAGAAGGATTTGGCGGCCGCACCATTGCGCTTCCTGTAATGGAGCCGTCGGTAATATCTCCTCGCATTAAAGCCCGGCGGGTAAAGACATTCAAGGGGTCCCTGTGGGCCTCGGCAGAGGCTGGCAGGGCTGTAGAAAAGCACCTCGGCACGACGATAACCAATATTGGCGTACGGGAGTCATCAGACAGATTACGGGTTTATTACGCTGCTGAGGCTACCGCTGAATTCCTGGAGAGGGTGTCACGGGTTGTGGTGCTTGGGAAGCCGGAATGCAGTCCACTTTTGTGAGGTCGCTCCGGCGGCCTTTTTTACGCGGGTAACTACAGAGGGTAAGGGTATGGCAGATAAACAGGTTCAACTGTCTGGCAAATGCGTCTTGAAGATAGACAATATCAAAGGCAGCAGCACTATTGAAATACCAAAAGTAAATCTCAGCGGCAAAAACAATGCAGACGCTTTGCTTAATGAAGTGTTCCATTTTGGAGTAATGCGTCACGGTAAAAACAAGCTCCGCGAAATGCTTGAAGAGAAGCTTGATGGCTACGGTGAAGAGTACGAAAACCATGGCCTAACCTACGACTAACCCGCTCCGGCGGGTTTTTTATTGCCTCATACCTCATCTGCTTCACCGAGGCGGATCAGTTATGACACGGCGGCCATCCACCGCCAACATTTTTGGCCTTCGCATATATGCGTAGGGGTAACGTTCAGCGGCGCGGCTTAAGCGCGGAGATGATTATGAGTAAGAAGAACAATGGTGGCCCAGCTTTCCCGGTTCCGGGATACAAGTACATCGACGAGCAACATTTTACCCGGCATGTCAAAGCCCAGCCCGGCATGTCGATGCGTGACCATTTTGCAGCTCTCGCTATGCAGGCGCGACTCTCTAACCCCGACTGGCTTTGCAGTGATGAACGCACTGCTTCTGACTCTTACGCAATTGCAGACGCCATGCTCCGCGCTCGGGAGGCCTCATGACAGTCACCCACAACGGCAAGCAGTACACCGCATCGAAGTTAAACGATAACGAGTGGCGCCTGAGTTCAGTCGATAAGCCCCGCGAGTCATTCACGATGAACCGGCAGCAGATGCAGCTGGCCGGGCTGCTTGAGCAGGTGGAGGTGAAAAATGATTAGCCACTACGGCACCACCCCCATCATTCGCCAGTGTATCGAGCCTGGCATGATGGCGCTGCATGAAGGCCGCACCTACCGCGTTTCCGCTGTCATCCACGAACGCAAATGGGTGTACCTGCACACCGACGCAGAAATCATCCGGGTTAACGACCGCGTGATTGACGTTCTGCTCGATGGCACCGGCCAGCCAATTCAGCACTGAGGATATGAGCATGGAAAAGTTTAAGGGTACGCCGGGGCCGTGGTCAGTAAATGTTATTGGACAGCACTGGAATAACAAATCGCTGACACATATTGAGGTCACTTTTGGCGAGGACGGTGAGTGCATTTGCGATACCGTTTACAGTGCTGACGATGCTCAACTCATTGCCGCCGCTCCTGATTTGCTTGAAGCGCTGCAAGAAATGGTCGAAATCGTCAAAAAGAACAGCTATCCGCAGCCTGACAAACCAAGCAGCAACTACGCAAGAGCGGAAGCAGCTCAGGCTGTTATCGCCAAAGCCCTCGGCAAGTAATCCCCCACCCCATTTCACATCTGGCAGCCAATCGGTGCCGGGTGACGCACATTCTGATTTCAGGAGTAACCCATGGCAGCGTATCGCGCATACGACCACATAGAGGATCGTCGCTGGGTCGAGCAGCAGTTAACCGATGAGAAAGAGAAGTGGATCGACGACCGGGCGAAAGAAGTTATCGCCCTATTCCCGAAAGAGCCATCCAGCCTCGTCCTGTTCTCCATTCCGACCGGTTCCAAGCCGCATGAAGGCCTGCGCCACGACAGCGCGACCGAAGCATATAACGACTTCGTTTCGGCAGTGGCCTACGCCCAGGCAGAGCACGACTGGGAGCACCGCACCGGCTGCCCGTTCTGAAACCCGATTATCAGGAGTAAATGATGAGCTTCAGTATCGTTGAGTTCGTTAAACAGCAGGAGCCGCTATTTGCCGGGGCGGTCACCGATCAGTCCGTAACGTGGGCGAAAGAAAGCCAGTTCGCAATTCAGGCATTTCAGCGAAACGACAGGCTGGCTACAACGGCAATCAGCAACCCGGCCAGCGCACAGAACGCGATCATCAACGTGGCCGCCATCGGCATCACGCTGAACCCGGCAAGCAAGCTGGCGTATCTGGTGCCGCGCGACGGCATGGTGTGTCTCGATATCAGCTATATGGGCCTGCTTCATCTCGCCCAGGCTACCGGATCCATTAAGTGGGGCCAGTGCAAACTGGTCTACTCAAACGACACTTACGAGTCGAATGGCCTCGATACTGCGCCGACCCACAAATATAACGCCTTCGGTGACCGAGGCGCGGTGGTTGGTGGCTACTGCACAGTGAAAACCCCGGATGGTGACTACCTGACGGAAGAAATGAGCCTTGCAGAGATTAAGGCTACAGAAGCAACCAGCAAGGCCAAGAACGGCCCCTGGAAGAACTTCTGGGAGGAGATGGCGCGTAAGACCATCGTCAAGCGCGCCAGTAAGTATTGGCCCCGCGCTGAGCGTCTGGATAACGCGATCCACGTCATCAACGAAGATGAGGGAATCCACCAGGAGCCGGTTATGGCCCACACGCCAGAAAGCGAAGTAATCCTGTCTGAAGAGCAGAGAAAGCAAGAACTTCACGACAAGGTGTCGGCGCTGTGCGATGAAATGGAACGCGCTGAAACCATGCACGACCTGAAAATGCACTTCCAGGCGGCCTACAGAATGACGGCCGGCATGAAGCTGCAGCAGAACGTACAGGCCATCTATGCCGAGTGCAAAATGAAGCTTGAGGAGGTGGCGCAATGACTGCTCTCTACCAGATAGCGAATGACTTCGCCAAGCTGACCGACGCCGATATGGACCCGGAACTAATCGCAGATACCCTGGACGGCATCGAATGGGAGCTTGAAGCGAAAGTGGAGCAGATCCTGGCGGCCTGCAAAAACGAGCAGGCCTATGCGGAGACTCTTAAGGAGGAGTCCCGCAAACTGGCTGAGCGTGCAAAGGCTGCAGAGAACCGAGTGGTTAGCATGAAGGAGTATGTTGCCCGGTCTCTCGATACCGCAGGCAAGACTACCATCAAAGCTGGCATCCACCAGGTAACCGTCAGGGCCCCATCCAAGTCAGTTGAGATTACTGATGCCGCTGCCCTACCCGCTGAATATGTCGAGTACGAAACCACCATCAAGGCGGATAAGTTAGCCATCAAGCATAAGCTCGACGCCGGAATCGATATCCCCGGCGCGCGCATCAAGATTGGCAAACCCTCTCTCATCATCAAGTAAACCCGGTGATATATGAAAAATGCACACGACAACATCAGCGTGGGATCGGTGACGCTCGTCTATTCGAATTTACGTCGCGGGTGGATGCTGCCGGGCGGCATGGTTATTCAGAATCCGTTAAAGGCCCAGCGACTGGCCGAAGAACTCAATAATAAGCGGGAGGCGGCATGACCGATTACACCGGAAGTAACACGCCTGTAGATCAGCGTGATTTATGGCGCACGCCACCGGCACTGTTTGCAGCACTGGATGCTGAGTTCTGCTTTCAACTGGACGCCGCCGCAGCGCATCATAACGCGCTCTGCCGCAAGTTCATCACAGCCGAGCAGAACACACTGGAAACACCGTGGGCCGATTACCTCACCATTCCAGGATATGCCTGGCTCAACCCACCTTATAGCGACATCACGCCATTTGTGAAGAAGGCCGCAGCAGAGAGCAAGAATCAGATTGGCACCGTCATGCTGGTTCCGGCTGATACGTCCGTCGGCTGGTTCCGTGAAGCTATCGAGACAGCAAGCGAGGTGCGATTCATCACTGCCGGGCGGCTGGCGTTCATCAACCCGGTCACCGGTAAGCCGGTAAGCGGTAATAACAAGGGCAGTATGCTTATCATCTGGCGCCCATTCCCGCGGACACACTGCCACTTTGCAACTGTGGAACGGGATGAGTTGATGGTTTTTGGGGCGAAACTTCTCGCCCGGAGGGAGGCAGCATGAAGCGAATGACCACCGAACAGGAGAATGCCTTGCACTGTCAGGCCCGGCGATGCAGTGACGAATTGAAGGCGGCGATGCGCACAAAGCCAAAGCCGAACTGGAACAAAGTCGTCCCGCCAATCCTCCGAAAATATCACCAAATCGTCGAGCCTCTCGGCATCAGCCTTATCAAATTTAACAGCGAAATTGGACGCCTTAATGGGCGCTACGGAGTGGAGCAATGAGCAAAAGTATTCGAATCGAACTCAGTGAAAAGTACGTCGTAACCGGTTCAGCGCACGACCTGATTTTGAGCGAGAAGAAAATCAGCAAAGAGGGAAAGAACGCCGGTCAGGAAATTCTCTCTCGCCTGGGTTACTACAGCAAGTTTGAGCATCTTGTCCGTGAGTTGATGCACAAGGAAATTCTGGAGTCGGAGGCGCAGAGTCTGCAGGAGTTGCGTGACCACATCCAGAAGGTCAGCGAAACGCTCGCCAAGGCCGTCGGCTTATGACAGCGCAAATCACCGGGTCGCTAATGCGGCCTTTTTTATTGCTGGCGTTTGCCGTCAGCAGGATTAACCGACAGTTCAGGGAGCACTGATGAAAAGAACAATGCTCGCAATAGCAGCCTCCATGTACGCGTTGGCGGCGCCAGTTAAACCATGGGGCCCGAGCGAAATCTCACCTCAGCTTTTTGTAGATAACAGCCGCCCGGTGAGCCGCGGCAAAACTGGAGTTGCGGCATCCCGTCGAGCCGCGAAGAAACGAAGGAGAGCACGCTAATGGCAGATTTTGCAGACGACGCATCAGCCGCCGAAGAACTGCAGCGTAATGCTGCGTTGAGTGCTCACCGGATTAACCGTGATGCGGTATCGGCAACGCACTGTAGCGATTGTGGCGAGGATATCCCAGAGTTGCGCCGGGTGAAGGTGCCTGGCTGCCAGCGATGCGCCAGTTGCCAGCAGGATAGCGAGCTTCGCCAGAAGCAAGGGCGCTGACTATGGCGGCCTACTACAACGAGATTGATACGTATGCGGCCCAATGGCTGCGTAATCTGATCGCCGGCGGTCACATCGCGCCCGGTGAGGTTGACGAACGGAGTATTGAAGATGTCACACCTGACGACCTGCGAGGATTCACGCAGTGCCACTTTTTCGCCGGAGTTGGCGTCTGGTCACATTCTCTCCGCCTCGCCGGATGGCCTGACGATAAACCGGTCTGGACAGGATCCTGCCCGTGCCAGCCTTTCAGCGCGGCAGGCAAAGGAGATGGGTTTGCTGACGAGCGGCACCTTTGGCCAGCCTTCTTCCATCTCATCAGCGAGTGCAGACCTCAGCATGTCTTTGGCGAACAGGTTGCAGCTGGTAACGCAAACGCATGGTTCGACCTTGTACAAGCAGACCTGGAAGGAGTGGACTACGCCTTCGGGCTTGTGCCGTTTACGTCAGCGAGCATCGGCGCGCCGCACATCAGAGAACGCGCTTATTGGGTGGCCGAGTCCGTTGGCGAGCAATGTCAAAAACTGTTATCAGGACTGGCTAAAGGTATTGGCAAGGAAGGAAGCGGGTCGCAAGCCGAACTTACAGGATTTTGCAGTGCTGGCAGCGTGGACAACTCCAAGTCATTCGGATGGAACCCGAGGGGGAACGGGTATTACACCGAACATGACGTGAAGCAGCCTGGTTCAGCAGGTGAAGTTCGCTTCTTGGCCCACTCCGAGAGCAAGGGATTTCCATACAGAGGGGCAAGGGCAGCACAGCCCTTCACTGCCGAGACTGACGGAGAGGCTTTCACCGCCTGGCCCCTTGAGGTTAACGGTTTTTGGCGTGATGCAGACTGGCTCTTATGTCGAGATGGCAAATGGCGTCCAGTTGAACCCGGCACATTCCCGCTGGTTGATGGGGCTGCCGCACGCCTGGGACGAGTCGAGTCCGGGGTGGCAAGAATGGCAAGCGGCAACCGAACCGGCAGACTCAGAGGTTACGGCAACGCTATAAACGCACAGGCGGCCGCCGCTTTCATTAGTGCTTATATGGAGTCAGCCAATGTTCAAGCTAATCCAGCGCGGCCAGATATTCGCTGACTCAGCAGGCTGGCCCATCATCATTCATAGCACCACATCAGAAGTGGTCCGCTACTGGCGACAGGGCCGGATCAACACCGCGTCAATCGACCGCTTTAACCAAGACTTTGAACCACTCGACCATCGAGAGGCGGAGCAGATCCGCGCCGATCTGGAAACGAGCGAGCACATTAAACGGCTGAGAGCCATGCGTGCGGCATGAGGAGAGATTATGGGGAAGATGACTTTCGTATTTGAGTATGAGGATGGCAAGGAGCCGCCAGTCAATGCAGGGATGGAGTTTATGGGCGGGAAGATTGTTGCGGCAGCCTTCCGCGATGCCCTCGAAGAGCCTGAGGTATGTGATGATCCAGAGCCTGACCCTGATTGGCTGGCGAAAAGCCTTAGCCGGTTATGACGCAACTGATAGCCAGTTATGAGCTGGCTATTGGGTGCGAATGCACTGCCACGTTATCCCCCTTTCAGCCCTCCATTGCGAGGGCATTTTTTTGCCTGGAGAAAACCATGAGCGACATTATCAATCTGGTACCGAATAAATGGGTGACTGAGCAAAACCTGATCGCCGTCACCGGATTAAGGCCAGGAACCATCGAGCGAGCCCGCCGTGAGTCATGGTTCGCCGGCCGTGAATATATGCATGTTTCACCTGATGGAAACCCAAAGCCAAACAGTGAATGCATGTACAACACCGAAGCTATTAATCACTGGATCGAACAACAAGCATCAAAACAGCCGGGTGCTCATTCATGATGAACGGGTTATGCTTATCAGGCTCTTGGGCGTCAGGAGGGGATAATGGCTAAATCAGCATACCCAACAGGCGTTGAGAACCACGGAGGAACCCTCCGCATATGGTTCATCTATAAAGGAGCCAGGGTAAGGGAAAACCTTGGCGTACCGGACACAACCAAAAACAGGAAAGTTGCTGGCGAATTGCGTGCGTCGGTGTGCTTTTCGATAAAAACTGGAGGATTCAATTACGCGGCGCAATTTCCTGACTCGCCCAACCTGAAAAAATTCGGAGTGGAGAGCAAAGAGATCACAGTCATTGAGTTGGCGAAAAAGTGGCTTGAGCTTAAGAGTATGGAAATCAGCACAAATGCGTTTGGCCGATATCAGTCGATCATTCGCAACATGCTGCCACGGATAGGAGAGAACAGGCTGGCTTCTTCCGTTACTCAGGAAGACCTGCTGTTTATAAGAAAGGATTTGCTGACTGGTCATCAGGTATTGAAGAAAGGCCATCAGACACCAGTAAAGGGAAGGACGGTTCCAACTGTTAACAACTACATGGGCATTACCGCCATTATGTTCCAGTTTGCTGCTGACAGTGACTACATAAAGGTGAATCCGTTCTCTGGCGTTGCGCCACTGAAAAAGTCGCGAACTGATCCTGATCCGTTAACTCGTGAAGAGTTCATAAGGATGATTGACGCCTGCCGGCATCAGCAGTTGAAAAACATGTGGTCTCTTGCCGTTTATAGCGGCGTGCGTCATGGAGAACTGGTTGCGTTAGCCTGGGAAGATATCGACCTCAAAGCTGGTACGATGACCATCCGGCGTAACCACACGCTGACCAAGGAATTCACGCTGCCGAAAACTGATGCAGGGACTAATCGGGTAATTAACCTGATCCAGCCAGCAATAGACGTGCTGAAGAATCAGGCAGAACTTACGCGACTTGGCAGGCAATACCAGATAGAGGTCAAGTTGAGAGAGTATGGAAGAACTGAAACGCATCCATGCACTTTCGTTTTTAATCCGCAGATAGTAACGCGCAATGGCCGTGCAGGGCATCATTACGCGGTAGGTTCTGTAAACCAGATCTGGGAAGGCGCAATGCGGCGCGCCGGGATTCGCTACCGCAAAGCATACCAGTCCCGCCACACTTACGCATGCTGGTCATTAACTGCTGGGGCCAACCCCAACTTTATAGCCAAGCAAATGGGTCACTCAGATGCCCAGATGGTTTATCGCGTATACGGATCCTGGATGGCCGAAAACAACCAGGACCAGGTGATCATTCTGAACCAGAAATTAGCCGACTTTGCCCCATCAGTGCCCCACGCAATAGGATCTGATGTATAAAGCGGTTAGATTACATTAGGTTAGACAACCTAAACCTGCATGCTCATCACATCCTGATACGCCTGCATCAGTTTATTACGTACCTGGATGCCCATCTGCATCGACACTGATGCTTTTTGCAAATCGGTCAT